TGTGGGAAACAATTCACATTATTGAACAGATGGGGCAATGGAAGCCACAATATATCATCTGGGAAAACGTGAAGAATGTGAAAAGCAAGCACATGATCGCGAACTTTGTCAGGTATCAGAAAGAACTTGAACAGATGGGATATACAAACAATTATGAAGTGCTGGATGCGCGAGAATTTGGACTTCCGCAGGCAAGGGAAAGAGTTTTCACAATAAGCTGTCTGAAAGGCGAAAAGTTCAACTTCGATGACCTGATCAGAACACCAATGCAGGACATCAGGGACTTTCTTGAAGACAACGACAGCGTGCCTGAAGTGTACGATGTGACACAGCCTTCTGTCAGAAACGTGATCGGACAGACAGGAATCAAAAGGGCAACAGTTATAAAAGACTACGCATTCACAATCACGACAAGGCAGGACAGAACACCAGCGCAAGTCATTGATTGCGGTGGCGGTCGATTCAGATATTTGACCGAACTGGAATGCTGGCGGCTACAAGGGTACACAGACGAAGACTTCGAGAGAGCGAAAGCAGTACATAAAAGGGCTGGGCGATACTACACAGCATTATACAAGCAGGCAGGAAACAGCATCGCAGTTCCAATATTTGAAAGCATCTTCAGAAAAATTATATTGAACGAAACAGCATAGGAGGAAACACAATGGCGAACATAGATGTCATGTACAGCAGCAAGACGGATCAGTGGGCGACACCTGACGACTTCTTCAAAGAACTTGATAAGGAATTTCATTTCAACCTTGATCCTTGCGCTGACGAACAGAATCACAAGTGTGAAAAGTATTTCACGAAGGAAGACAATGGTCTTTCAAAGGACTGGGGGGGGTATCGCGTGTTTTGCAATCCTCCGTATGGTAGAGCAATTACAGACTGGGTTGAAAAGGCATACAGAGAAGGAACGAAAGACAACACGATTGTTGTTATGCTGATACCAGCGAGAACAGACACAAGATATTTTCACGACTTCATTCAGCATCGATCAGAAATCAGATTCGTGAAGGGGCGTTTGAAGTTCGGGAACAGTAAACAAGCAGCCCCATTCCCTTCAATGGTTGTTATATTCAGGGGCGCAGGAATGTGAAAGAAAAGAACAATGAAATAGCACAGGAGAAAGCGAAATGATAGCAGGATTCAAAGAACACGGCTTCATGGTAGCTGCGGAACACATGCCCGACACATGCACAAAATGTCCATTCTGGCTGACTGATTTAGAAATGCAATATGACGGCATGTGCTTCCTGACAGGCGAAGTGATCCCAACACCTGAAAGAACATGCGACACAAAGGTCATGGGAAACTGCCCGATCGTGCCACTAGACAGGCTGAAAAAGAAGAACACAAGGAAGGAGAAGAACATGAGCAGACCGACAAAGACATGTTATGACTGCAAGAACGCTTACTGGGATTCTGTGCCATATGGAAGCACAACAGCAACAATGTTCGGAGGTTGTGACAAAGCAGAAGAAATGACAGAGGAAGAAGCAGACAGATTCGGAGAAACAGAAGACTGCCCGTTCTGGGAAAACAAATACAAGGAGGAAAACGCATGAACACGCCAGACGCAAGAAGAATATTTGAAGCAATAGCAATGATCCTGTCGAACAGGAATGATGGAGTCAGGGTGCAGCTGTCAGAGATTAAGACAAAGGCAGCGAAAGCATCTTGAAGGACAAAAAGAAAGCCTTCGGACTAGCTTGGCGGCTTCCGAAGGCGATCCAGATTGTGACTTTTTAAGGTCTGAACATCTATAAAAAATTATACAGCAGACTTCCAAAAAAGTCAATAAATCAGGGACTTTCAAAAGGCTTCGCGTCCTTGTAATAGATAGTAACAAATCAAAGAAATATATAAATATCTATAACAGGAGCAAAGAAGGACATGAAGAGAAGGAAGAAGGCTGTGTATATAGATTATGACTATGAAGCAGCATACCAGAAGATGTTGACTGACTTGGAAGAAGACAACATGTGCAGGATGCTGAACGAAGGCAAGGTCAGATCAATATATGCCACTAAGGAGATAAAGGCAGCAGAGCAGATGGATGTTGAAATATATCCAGAGTTCAGAAGAGGACAGAAAGAGCAGATACCAGACGAAGCAAAGCTGAAGAAGCAAAGACAGGCACAAAGAAATCTGAATGAGAAGAACAGCAGGAAGGAATGTGAACGGACGATCAATGCGAACTTCACGGACAATGACATCTGGGGAACACTGACATATACAGACGACAACATGCCGAACAGCATGAAGGAAGCGCAGCACGATATGACGCTGTACATAGGACGACTAAACTATGAGCGAAGGAAGAAGGGACTTGCAAACCTGCGTTATGTGTATGTGACAGAGTGTTCAGACAAAGGACGATGGCATCATCATTTTGTGTGCGATGGCGACATGGGGCTGGAAGCGGTTGAAGAAAAGTGGAAGAAGGGGCGCAGGAATCAAGTGCGCAGGCTTCAGAAGGATGAACATGGACTGTCAGGAATGGCGAACTACATCACGAAACAGAAGCACCCTGAAAAGAAGGGCAAAGAACCGAAACCAGTTGAAAAGTATCAAAAGGCATGGAAAGCAAGCAAAGGACTGAAAAAGCCTGAAGTGAAAAAGAATCACTATAAATTCAAGCAGAAGGATGTTGACGAAATCGTCACAGGTAGATGCGATCTGGAAGACAAGCTGAAGAAATGGTATGCAGCAGACGGCTACAAGCTGACATCGTATGAAGTCAGATACAACAACATGAATGGCAGATTCTACATATACGCAAGAATGTATAGACAGCCAGAGAAAGGAGAAAAGATTGACAAAGCAACAAGTAAGATTAAGCAGAAAACAGCGAAGAAGAAGGCAAAGAAGAAGACAGCTGCACGATGCAGTACATAACTTCATCAGGACAGCAAAGAACTTTCTTCAGCGCAAACCGAAGACGGCAGCAGCAATCCTGATCACATTCATCACAATATATGTGGCGGTAATGCTGGCATTTGCGATCGGCGACATGATCAGCGCAAAAGGAAAGACGGCAACAGAACAGGAAAGCGAAGCAGAAGAACAGACAGAAAGTGACTTGGATGCAGATGAAGAATATCCATTCAATACAATGTCACAGGATTGGAGTGGCGAAGACATGGAAGGATTCTGCTATCACGAAATATCAGACGAATGCAAGGCAGCAGGCGGCAAGTTTCCAGTAATGGCACAGATATATACATACATTGTTTGTCAGAACTATGGTGTTGACTATGAAATGGTGTTCGCACTGATCGAACAGGAAAGCGAATGCAACTGGAACGCTTCAGGCGATGGCGGCACATCATGGGGATATATGCAGATAGCGCAGAAATGGCACAAAGAAAGAATGCAACGCCTGAACTGCACTGATCTGACAAATCCATATCAGAATGTGACAGTCGGCATTGATTACCTGAAGGAGATTCAGGACAGCTTGCAGGAAGTTCCAGAAGATGTGCGTCCATACTACGTTCTGGCGGTCTACAACTACGGAGCAGCAGGCGCAAAGGAAAACTTGTGGAATCATGGTGTGTATAAATACAGCTACAACACAGCGATCATGGAAAGAGCAGCACAGCTGAAAGCAGAGAAAGAAAGACAGGACACGAAGGAGGAATAAAAGTGGACAACAAAAAAAGATTGTGCTTGGAAGATGCAGTCACGAACGCAGAAATCTACGCAGTGAAAGTGATTGAAGAAGAACTGAACCGAAAAGGAATCGCACCGAACAGCATTGAAAGAAAAATCATCATCACACGCACAGCGGATGTGCTGGCAGCACACAGGGAAGAAGTCAGGGATATGTATAAAAAGTCAGGATTGCTTCTTCAGGACTGGATCATAAAAATGTCAGGCATAAAAGACCTGATCGCATTCAAGAAAATGAAGCAGCTGGGATTCACTGGCGATGTCATGCAGGACATGAAGAAGATGGAGGAAGCGCGATGAATATGAAGTATGCGATGCGTTCGGAAGATACCGAACAGATCAATGTCATCAGCTGGGCTTCTTGGCAGATGCAGAAATATCCTGAACTGAAATGGCTGCATCATATCCCGAACGGCGGCAGCAGGAACAGAGCCGAAGCAGTAAAGCTGAAGCAGATGGGCGTGAAGTCAGGCGTGTCGGACTTATGCCTTCCGTATCCGAAAGGAATATATTGCGGCTTATACATCGAAATGAAGTATGACAAGGGCAGACACCAGCCGTCACAGAAAGAGTTCTTGACCGATATGGCGGCAGCAGGACACTATGTCGCAACATGCTACACAGCAGAAGAAGCGATCAAGGTCATTGAAGAATACATCAACTTGATTGACGGAAACGGAATCAAAGCAATGTTCATTGAAGGAGAAAACAAAGCAATGATGTCAGTCCAGAACAACAGCGTATGGAAAGACGGCGAAGTGAAACCGCTGAAGGTGTAGGACATGAACGGATATGCGGCAGCAGTCAGACAGTTTTATGACATATACAGACCGATCGCAAGGAAGTACGGACTGCGGATGTCAAGCCACACTTCAATATATGACGATGGATGGATAAAGATATATAAAGGCGAAGGAGCAGACAGACAACAGATCATCAAGATTGAAGAAGCGAACGACACAGACCTATACGACAGGGCAAGGGAAGCAGTGATCAGCTGGGAGAACAGCAAGAAGGAAAGAAATGCAAGACGATAAAAAAGCACATCAAATCACATTGCAGGAACTTGGGATCATACCGAAAGAGCCGAAGCGAAAAGAAGAAGTCAGAAAACAATATGCTTTTCCTTGCGGCGGTTGCGTGTGTAGCCACTGCGCAAACAATGTGGAAACGCCAGACACATGCACAGGAGAAATGAAAGAACCTTGCTTCACATGTGACTATTGCAAGCATTATGACGGAAAAGGAACAGACAGGCGACTTCAAGATTGTGACAAATACATTGTGACGGACGAACACGCGAGAAGGTTAAGAAGGCACATGAAAATAATAAACAGGAGGAAAGCACATCAATGAAAATAATAGCAGTAATGAATCAAAAAGGCGGCATCGGAAAGACAATGACCGCAGCAGCTATCGCCTACATAATGGGCGAAGAAAAAGGAAAGAAAGTGCTGATCTGTGACGCGGATCAGCAGGGCAACATATCACTTCTTTACGACAGGTTTGATCCTGAAGGACAGGGAATGTCAGAATTGCTTGAAAATCATCAGGCAGCAGGCGGCGCATATTCGACAACAGACCTGATCCGAACAACACCATATGGAAATATTGACATCATACCAGCGAACGGATATTTGATGCGAACAAACATGACACTGCTTCAGGAAGAAGGAGAAGATCAGATTCTTCGATTTGCAGCAGCAATGAATGAAGTCAGAACTATATATGATTATTGCATTGTTGATTGCGGTCTGATCATGGACATGACAGTCACAAATGTGATGATTGCAGCAGACCTTGTGATTGTGCCTGTCAAGATTGGCGGCTTCGAGATTGAAGCAGCTGCAAACATGGACAGTCAGCTGACATCGTTCAGAAGGATAAATCCTGACATTCGCATGAAAGTATTGATGACGATGCGCCAGAAGAACCAGACGACACTTCAGGTTGAAGAATGGCTGAAAACACAGTCAGGACACGATTGCTTCGAAACAGCGATCAGGCGATCAATAATCGCAGAGAAGTCAACAGTCGCACAAGTGCCGCTTCCAAAGTTTTCAAAAAACTGCATCGTGACGCAGGACTATCGTGCAGCAACATACGAATTGATGAAAGAGGTGTGAACATGGGAGTGTATGAGATAATCACAGGAATCACAAAAAACGAAGAAAATCTGAAAGTCGAAATCAGGCAGACGGAAGGAACGCTGGAAAGAAATCTTGTGTACATCAAAAACACAAAAACAAACAGGGCGTATTCCTTTACATTAGCGGACGGCGATGAATATGGCGCAGACGCAATGACACGAAATGCAGTTGCAAAGTTACATTCTGACATGTATGGCTGCAACGAAAAGACGCTTGACAGAATCGAACATGCGCTGGGAATAAAACTTGAAACATGGCAGTCAGAATATATCCTGTCACAAGGCATCACATATCCACATGAAGGAAGAAGGACAGGGAAGACGCTTACATATCAAATCAAGACACTTTTGACTGCGCACGATGACATAACGATCTACGGCAACGAAGAACAATACTACGTTGACGAAATACATGGCAGCGTATACGAAAAAAATTATGTCATAGACCTTGCAAGGCTGTCAGAATACCTTCGCAAAGCTGGCATCGGAGTTCCGAAAGTGACATTGAAACTGAATGTAAAGAGAAGAAGGGAGGATGGAATGCGATGGAATTAAAAGGGCAAGTCACAATCAGCATTGAAGACTTTGAAAAGCTGAAGGCAGCAGCAGACATGAAGGAGTATGCAGAAAACCAGCTGCAAGCATTCAGGGACAGGATGTCACAATTCTATGAACTGGACGACACAGACTTCAGGAAGCACATCGAAAAGATTGACAGTACACCGAACATGTCGGACAGACAGATTGACAAAGCAATAAGCGAAGCCAGAAAGACATTGAAGATTGTGATTGATACAGACAAGCTAAAGAAGCAGATCAGGGCATCAATAAACAAAAAGGAGTACAAGGAAGATGATTCACACATTGACCTGAAGCACACGACAGACAGCGAACTGGATGCAATAGAAATATGCTTCAGAGAAAAGGAGGATTGAAGATGGCGTGGAATGTAATGGAGCAGCTTAACAAAAACGCACAGAAGGCAGCAGTCGGCGATGAAACGCCAAAGGCAAGATTCAGGACGAAGGACATTAGTATAAAAAAGCTATACAGCAATGACAAGAACTTTTATTCAGTCGCAGACATTGAACCGCTTGCACAGAAGATATTGCTTGTCGGGCTGATCGAAAATCTTGAAGTCGTTCACGATCCTTGTGATCAGGGCGAATACAGAATAACGGCAGGCGAAAGAAGATGGCGCGCCCTGAAGTTGCTTGTCGAACAGGGCTATACAGATTTTGAAATGGTAACGTGTCAGATTCAGACACCAGCGTCAGCAGATGAAGAAATGCTGCGCCTGATCATTGCGAATGATTATCGAAACAAGACAGTCGCAGACATTCTGGAAGAAGAAAAGCAGCTGAAAGACATATTGCAGCGAATGAAACAGGAAGGAAAGACAGTCAAAGGCTATAAACTTGACAGCGGTCGCCTTCGTGATGTTATCGCGAAGATGCTTCAAATGCCAGCGACAAAGATCGCACAGATTGAGAGTATCAACAAGCACTTGATCCCTGAATTTGCTGAAGAACTGAAAGAAGGTCGTCTGACATTTTCTGCTGCCTATGAGATCAGCGGAATGAATGAAGAAGCACAGGCAGAAATGCTGGAACGCTATCAGGAAAACGGATTGACTTTCAAAGAGGTTAAAGAGATCAAGAAGCAGCAGGAAGAAAAGGCAGCATCAGAACAGATTGAAGGTCAAATGACACTGGACGATGAAGGACAGCTTGCAGATGATGACGAAGACATCGAAGAAGCAGAAGACGATGCGGACAATCAGGACAAAGAAGAATGGGGAGATGCACACCCAGAAAGCATCACATCGCTGTGTTATAGCTGCCAGAGATATTCAGAATGCAATGTGAAGACAGGAACATGTCAAAGCTGCGATCAGTATGTGAATAAGGCAGAAGCCGAAAAGACCGAAGAAGAAAGATACAACGAAGAACAGGACGCGATTGACAGAGAAACAGCAAAGAAACTTCGCGAGAAGGCAGACGAAGAAAAGATGCAGCAGCTTCCTTCGCAACAGGAAAAGAAAGTGCATGACGTGAAACTGGGGATAACATTCTTTGATGATGTCAAAACAGGGCGCAAGACATTTGAATTGCGAAAGAATGACCGCGGATATAAAGAAGGCGACATAATCGTGATGCACGAATACAAGGACGGAACAACGACAGGCAGAACAATCGAAAAGAAAATTGTGTACATGCTGGAAGACTTCACAGGGCTTGAAGACGGCTATTGCATTTTAGGACTGGGAGAAGTAAAGGCAGGCGAAGAATAATGAGCAACAGACCAGAAACGACAAAGATGCTGTCATTGTCAGTAGAAAAACACATAAATCCGTATAACGATACAAGAATATACTGGGCGCGTGAAGTGACCTTTGATTATTCAACATCAAAAGGGAAACGCGTTGACTATATGCTTTTTAAGCCAAAGAACAACACACCTTCAGGAATTGAAAAAGGCGACTTTTATTGCTACGAAGTGAAGTCATCGGTTGAAGACTTCCATTCAAAAAACGGACACAACTTTCTGGGCGATTTTAATTATTATGTAATGCCTGAAGAAGTATATGCAGCAGTGAGCAATGAAGTTCCATACAATGTCGGCGTGTATGTTCCTGACGGATTGAACCACAAAGGGACATGCTACGACTTGAAGTGTATCAGGAAGGCAAGAAGAAAAGACAGGGACAGATCAGTTCAAGAAATGCTGCTAATGATGTTTAGATCGGCAGCGAGGGACAGGAGGAAGGACAATGGCATTTTGCAGATGGTATGACAAACAGTTTGAAGATGTATCAGAACACGAACAGGAGCAGTGCGAAGAAAATGGTCAGGATTGCAGGACATGTCCTGACCTGATCGCAGACAGCAAACAGGCGGCAGCAGTCGCAGCAGATTATATTGACAATCCAGTAATGGAGTTTGGAGCATAGGAGGAAAAGCAGATGCAGGACAGCAAAGAAGTGAGAGAAATGGCGAAAATATTCAGAGAAGCAGCAGACGTTCTGGATGAAATGGCAGACTTCGCAGAAAACCGCAAGGAAATGACAAAAGAGGAAAAGGAAAGCAAGGAAGAAGAACTTCTGGGAAGATTTGCAGCGAAAATGATTAAGATTCAGCGATTCAGCTAATTGCAGGAAGGGGAAGCAGTATGAATGAAATAATCTGTAACAAATGCAACGCAACATTCACACCTGACATGATAGAGATTCAGAAAAAAGTGATCAAGCAGGATGAACATGGGGATGATGTGATCGAACAGTATTATGAATGCCCGATCTGCGGCGCACATTACACGATCACGATTATGGACAGAGTACAGCGCATAGCAGTCCAGAAGCGCAGACAGTACCAGACAGCAATCCAGAACGCAATCAGGGCAAGAAAGCCAGCAAGAGCGCAGACCTACAAAGACAAGGAAAGAGAACTTGCAGACGACATTCAGGCACGCGCAAAGATGCTGAAGGAAAAATATGGAGAATATACGGAGGAATAAAAAGCATGTACGAACATTTCACAAGACAACAGCAGCAGTTCAATGTCAGACGCGGCGATGTGTATTATATCAATAACAACAGAGGGCAGAGAGGAAACGAGATCAGGAAGGACAGACCAGCGGTCGTTGTATCAGCTGACTTCCTGAACAAACACAGCGGCGATGTGGTCGTTGTGTTCCTGACATCACAGCCGAAGAAAGACATGTCAACGCATGTGACGATCAGAACGACTGGAAGGGTATCTGAAGCACTGTGCGAACAGCCGACAACAGTCAGTGTTGAAAGATTGAATAACAGGATCGGAAGTGTGACAGACAGAGAAATGCAGCAGATCGACATTGCGCTTCAAATCGCATTGAAACTGGATGCAGGTGCAGACACGAAGGGATATGTCGAAAATCAATCGGGGGGGGGCATCGCGTGAGCAGATGATCAGGCTTGAAGCAGAGCGCGACACATACAAGAAACTTTATGAAGACATGATATGCCGAAGATAACAGGAGGAAAGAAACATGCGAAGTATATGGATTGAAGAAGCAATCAGCAATCTGGGTGGAATTATTGTGATTATATTGCAAATAGGATTCATCGCGATTCTGGCAGCACTGGTCATTCTGATTGTATCAGAGATCATCAAGGCAGCAGCCAAAGGCACAAAGAAAGAGAGGAAGACAAAAGATGAATAAAGTCATATTGATGGGGCGGCTGACAAGGGATGCGCAGACAAGATATGCAGAAGGCGCAGAACCGATGGCAATTTCACGATTTACACTGGCAGTTGACAGGAGAACACAAAAAGATCAGGAAGGACAGTCAGCTGACTTCATTTCCTGTGTAGCATTCGGAAAGACAGGACAGTTCTTCGAGAAGTACGGACAGAAAGGGACAAAGTTTGTGGTCGAAGGTCGCATTCAGACTGGAAGCTATACAAACAAAGATGGACACAAGGTCTACACAACAGATGTCGTCATTGAAACGGCTGAATTTACGGAAAGCAAAGCGGCAGCAGGCGACAACCAGTCAAGACCACAGCCAGCACCAGACAGCGGCGATGGTTTTATGAACATACCAGACGGCGTTGACGATTTGCCTTTTACATAAAGGCGCAGGAAGGAGTGAAAGACATGAAGCTGAAGGAATATGCAACAAAGATAAAAAACAGGCTTGTGGGACAGCGTGCGAAGCCACAGGAGGAAGAAAAAGACGATCTGTCAGAGAAAATTGCAGAACGCACACAGGGATTGATTGCGGAAGACAGACAGGAAGCTGTCAGGGCAGCAGTCGTGGAAGAACCTGAACCAGAAGAAACGACAGAACAGCCGAAAGCAGAAAGAAACATCAGTGCAGATGTGATGAAACTGGCAGCAGTCACAAGAGGACTGAAGATTGATCCTGAATGGACAAAAGAAGAAACGATCAAAGCTGTATCAGAATACAGCGGACTTCCTGAAGAAGAAGTCGAAGTGCTGCTTGAATCGACAGCAAAGTGGGCGCAGGAAACAGGAAGAAAAATGGTAAAGAGTATCACGGAAGCGTTTGAAAAGTTGAAGCCAGCGTTTGAACAGGTAGGGAAAGCAATCACAGAAGCATTCAGGAAGACAAAATGGACAGGATTGCAGTTGCGAAAAGAGCTGATCAGCAATAACAGACGCAAAATGAAAGGAATGCCGATGATCAGGGCGAAGGCGATTGAAAAAGCCAGAAGGAATGAAAGGCGAAAGCCTAAAAAGTAGAAGGAAGGTGTGCAATGTGCAAAATAGCGATGAAACGCAGCAGGACATGACGGAAGCAATCAGGATCGCGGTGCGGAAGGCGTTTGCTGAAGTCAAAATTGAAGAAAAGAGAGCAGAGAAGAAAAAAACACTGTATAACACACGAAGATTGATGGAATCATACATAGATTTAAAAAAATACATCAATAATGCAATTACGGAGGAAGAAGAAGTCACAGAAGCGGCATACAGCGTCCTGAAGGGCGAAAATGCGAAGCTGAAATCTGTCAAGGAAGCGAAAATGGTCACAGCGATGATGATTATTAACATTGACAGGGCATTGACCGAACTGGAAACCGAAAGCAGGAAAGAAGGCACATTGTACAAGTATGAAGCGTTCAGAATGCACTATATTGACGGACTGACCTTTGAAGAAATTGCGGATCAGCTTGATTGCGGAAAAAACAGCCCTTCAAACTGGTGCAAGGCGATTTTGAAGAAAATGTCTGTCAAATTATTCGGAATTAACGGAATTTGAAAAAAGGCGATCTGAAAAAGGCTTTTTTCGAGGGAAATGACAACGAAAGCATGGGAAAAGCGTGGGAAAAGTGAGGGTTTTTATAGGGGACATCCTAAAGTAAAATAGTATCGTGAAATGCTGTACAGAAAGACCGAAACAGCACAGAAGTGTTGAATCGGTCTTTTTTATTGCATTTCTGCCCTCTTATTTGCGGAATGTGGGTGCTTATATAAGGGCATCCACAGGAAGCATAAAAACAAGGCTTTATATAGGGGCATACCTGACAGGGGTGCATATATAGGGCGTATATAAGGGGGCATATATAAGCGGCTGCATATAGAGCCTATACAGACGGCTATATGAAGCATATGCAGCAGTAGGAAGGTGGTGCAAGGGTTTGTTATTTCACAAGTGCAGATGTGGGGCTTTAATACCGCAGAATATAGCTGAATGTGAAGCCTGTGTAGCGAAGGCAGCAGGGCAGCAGTCAAGACACATGGAATACAACAAACACCGAAGAAACAAGAAGACAGCAGCCTTCTATGTATCAAGTGAGTGGAGGAAGACAAGAGCCGAAACAATCAGGCGGTTTGATGGCGTTGATATATATGCCTTCTATGTGCTGCATGTAATACAGACAGCTGACATGGTGCATCATATCACACCTATTGAAGACGACTGGAACAGACGACTTGATGCAACCAATCTGATCCCATTGAGCAATCACAGCCATGGAATCATTGAAGCCTTGTACAGCAAGGATGAACAGACAAAAAAAGCGACACAAAAGATGTTGTATGACCTGATAGAACGCCACTGGAAGGCGACAGGGGGAGTATGAAAAAGTATCGGGTTAAGTTTATTTAGTCGCGCTTCCCCTCTTCCGTGGAGAAAACTCCCCACGGAAAATCCAGAACAGGGCATCCGAAAAGGGTGCGTGTCAGAATCTGACACACCGCAAGGAAACCAGCAAAGAAGGGAGGTCGCAGAAGAATGGCAGGACAACGACAGCCGATCGCGCTGGTGCAGGCAAAAGGGAAAAAACACCTGACAAAAGCTGAAATTGAAGAACGTCAGCGAACAGAAGTGAAAGCGGCTGCGGATAAAGTGACAGCACCGCAATACTTATCGCCGACACAAAAAAGAACCTTCAAGAAAATCGTGAAGGAACTTCGTGCGATTGACCTCATATCAAATCTTGATGTTGATGCGCTTGCAAGACTGGTCATCGCACAAGAAAAATACATCGCAGTCACGCAAGAACTGAACAGACAACCGATCATGGTGGAAATTGAGATCGCAACAAAGCAGCTGGACGAATACGGACAGCCAGTGAAGATCAGAAAAGAAGTCGTGAACGGAGAAGTGGAAAGACTTGCGCTACTTCAAGACAGATATTTTAAACAATGTCGTCAGGGGGCTGCGGACTTCGGACTGACAGTGTCAAGCCGCTGTCGCCTTGTAGTGCCAAAAGCAGACAAGGAAACACCGAAAGAAAACAAGTTCGCGAAATTCGCATAAGGCGAACGCATGACAACAGATAGAACTACACAATACGCGCTGGATGTCCTTGCGGACAAGATTGTTGCTGGCGATCTGGTCAAAGCAGCATGTCAAAGACATATAGACGACATGAAAGCGGCTGAAGCTGCGCCATATCGCTATCACTTTGATGTTAAAGAAGCAGAAAGGATCATTGACTTCGCAGAAACTCTGACCATTGCGGAAGGCGAAGAAGAACAGCCAGTGACAGCATATCCGTTTCAGTGCTTCATTTTAGGAAGTCTGAACGGATGGAGAACTAAAGACGGACATCACAGACGATTCAGAACCAGTTATATACAGCTGGGGCGACAGAACGGCAAGTCATTCCTGAATGGTATTCTGGCGGCTTATTACGGCAATTTTGACAAGTACAAATATGGTCAGGTTTACTGTACAGCCACAAAGAAGGATCAGGCAATGATTGTCTTCAACGAAATTGTGAAGTTCATAAATTCTGACAGCGATCTGTCAGAGTGCTTCAAGATTCACGAACACAATTCAACAATTGATTGCAAGATCACACACAGCAAGATCAAGGCACTGTCAGGCGACACAAAGTCAATTGACGGCTTCAGACCATATCTGGGAATCGTGGACGAATATCACGCACACAAAGATGATCAGATGTACAAGCTGCTTGAAGGCGGTATCAAGAAAATGAAGTCGGCACTGATCAGCGTGATCACGACAGCAGGATTTGACCTGAAATCGCCATGCTTCGCGCTATACGAATACTGCGTGAAAGTCCTAAAGGGTATCGCAAGCAATGATTCACAGTTCATTTACATTGCGCAAATGAATGAATCTGACGATATGTGGACACCTGAAAACTGGATCAAGGCAAACCCGATTCTGGAATATGACAGGGATGCATTGCAGAACATGATCCCGATTGCTGCAACAGCAAAGGAAATGGGAGGATCGACACTGCGCGACTTCATCGTCAAGCAGCTCAACATGTGGATTCAGTGGACGAACGATGTCTATATCAAGGACATGGATGTCTGGACAAGGGCAGCAGTTAAGAAGACGCTGGCTGACTTCAGAGGTCAGAAGGCTTATGTCGGACTTGACCTGTCATCAGGCGGCGACTTGACATCAATCGCAATCGTGATCCCATTCATGCGCGGCGAAGACAAATGTTACTTCGTACACGCACACAGCTTCATTCCGAAAAGGAGAGTTGAAGAACACATCAAGACGGATCGTGTGCCTTATGATCTATGGATCAGACAGGGACTTGTCGAAGTCACTGAAACGATGGGCGGCGTAAAAACAGACTACAAGTACATAATCGCGTACTTGCAGAAGATCGTGAAGCTGTATGAATTGGATGTGCAGTGGATTTGCTACGATCCGCACAATGCTTCAGCGTTCCTGACAGACTTGGAAGCACTGGGATTTGACAGCATCGCAGTGAAACAGTCAGCAAGAGAATTGAACGATCCGACAGTTGACTTCAGGCTGGAACTGGAAGCAGGGCATGTTGAACATGACGGAAGCGAAGCAACAAAGTGGTCTATTGCGAACGCAAAGACGACTTCAAACAGCTTCGGGGAAATAAAAATTGATAAAGAATACGCAACAGAGCGAATCGACATCGTGGATGCAATCATTGATGCATGGATGATGGCAATGAAGGGCGAAATCAAGCCAGATGTCAACAGATACCTTGATATTTGGTTCGCAGGAACAGAGAAATTGCGACAGAAGGGAGGTGCGCAAGGTTGAACATGTGGAAAACACTGAACAAAGGAATTATGAAAGCATTCGGAATGAATATTGAAACAGATACAGCAACACTGAATGATGAATCGTTTCTGGAATGGGTTGGGATTAAGCGCGACAGCGAAAGCAAGAAGCCAACATCTGACGTGACATACTTCACTTGTTTGAAAATGATGTCAGAAACAGTCGCGAAAATGCCATGGAAGCTGTACCAGAAAACAAACAAGGGCATCAGTGAGCCGATAGACAACGACATTGCAAGGCTTATGAAGCAGCGTCCGAACCCTTTTATGACACCGACAACCTTCTGGAACGCTGTAGAAATGAACAGAAACCATTATGGGAACGCATATGTCTATGTACGCAGGAAATTCAAGCGCAAGAAATACGGTGGAGAATATAAAGCACTAGACATGTGGATCATGCCATCGGACAGGGTACAGATCATAGTTGACGACAAAGGCATTTTCGCAGGCAAAGGGAAAATCTGGTACTTGTACAGTGATGAATATTCAGGCGAACAGTACATATTCAGGACGGAAGATGTCTTGCACTTCAAGACTTCACACTGCCTGAACGGAATAGTCGGACTACCAGTTCAATACATCCTGAAGCAGACAGTTGAAGGCGTGATTGAATCGCAACGCTTCCTGAATAATTTGTACAAAAACGGATTGACAGCGAAAGCGGTGCTGGAATACACAGGCGAACTGAATGAAGATGCAGCCACAAAGCTGCGACAGACTTTTGAACGCTTCGGAGCAGGAAGCCAGAACACAGGCAAGATTCTTCCTGTGCCACTGGGAATGAAGCTGACACCGCTAGATATTAAGCTGACAGATTCACAGTTCATCGAATTGAAGAAATATTCTGCGCTTCAGATTGCAGCAGCGTTCGGAATCAAGCCGAACCAGATCAATGACTATGAAAAATCATCATACAGCAATTCGGAAATGCAGCAGCTGTCATTCTATGTGGACACAATGCTTTTCGTACTGAAGCAGTACGAAGAAGAAGTGAACTACAAGCTATTATCGGATGACGAAACGGAAGACGGACTGTACTTCAAAATGAATGAAAAAGTATTGCTTCGTACCGACAGCAAGACACAAATGGAAATCCTGAAAGAAGGAATCAACAACGGCATCGAAACAGTAAACGAAGCCAGAAGAAAACTTGATTTGATGGATATGGAAGGCGGCGACACATTGATTGTAAATGGAACTTATGTGCCATTGACGAAAGTCGGGGCAGCATATGACAAAGCTGAAGAACAGGACACTGAAGAAAACAGTGATCCTGACAATCCTATAAATGAGCCAAACACAGAAGGCGGCGAAAATACGGATCAGGATGAACAGGAGCAGGAAACAGCCGAAACGAATGAACCTGATACCGATCAGGAAGGAGGGGAAGACGATGGCGAAGAAAATGAACTTCACAAGAAGAAATCGAACGAAAAGAACGATTGAAAATGTCGGCTTCATGCAGATCAAAGACGTGGCAGCAGGCGGCGTTGAACTGTACATATACGGCGACATTGTATCTTCAGCGTGGGACAAGTGGACATCAGAAGACACCTGTCCACAGGACATCACAGACTTTCTGAACGGCATTGACAACAATGCAGAACTGACAGTGTACTTCAACAGCTGTGGCGGCGATGTATTCGCAGGAATTGGCATATACAACATTTTGAAACGCCACAAAGGACATATCACAGGCATTGTGGACGGAATTGCAGCGTCAATCGCATCCGTGATCCTTATGGCGTGCGATGACATTGTTGTGTCAACAGGCGCACAGATTATGATTCACAAGCCGCTGACAATGGCGTGGGGCAATGCAGACGACTTCGCGGCGGTTATAAGCCAGCTTGACAGCTGTCAGCAGATGATCACAGACATCTACATGACAAAAGCAAAGGAAGGCGTGACAGCAGACCAGCTTGAAGAACTGATCAATGCAGAAACATGGATGTCAGAAAGCGAAGCATCAGAGTGTCGCGCTTCAGACTATTTCAACATCAAAGTGGATGAATCAGCGGAAGCAGTCGCAGCATGTGTCGGCTACATGATAGGCAGATTCAAACATGCGCCAGCAGGAATGAAGACTGAAACAGCTGAAGACATCGAAGCAAGACAGCAGCAGGCAGACGAAACAGAAGAAATTTTGGGCGATCTGTACATGTATGGAATTTAAGAAAACGGAGGAAAAACAATGAGCAAAGAAGCAAGAGCGTTACTGAAGAAAATCAATGACAAGAAGAACGCGATCAAAGCCCTTGTGAATGAGGGAAAGACAAAGGAAGCAAAGGAAGCGAAGGCAGAACTTGTGGACATGCAGGATCGTTTCAACATCCTTATGGACTTAGAGGATGACGAAGACGAGGACATCAAAGACCAGATTGACAAGGACGAAGCAACAAAGGCTGAAGGCAAGGACAAAGCACCTTCAAAGAAAGACATCGCGCGTGCATTTGTCAATCGTATTGTTTGCGGAATGCGCAAGACAAAAATGGACGAGAAAGACAAGAAGATCATGGATGCAATGTCGGAGAAGACAGACGAGGACGGCGGCTTCACAGTCCCACAGGACATTCAGACAGACATTCACGAATTAAGAAGGACAGATGACGACCTTGAACAGTATGTCAATGTTGAGCCTGTCAGCACATTATCAGGAAGCAGAGTGCTTGAAAAAGATGCAGATTCAACACCATGGGACGATGTAGATGAAGCAGCAGAGTTCGGAGAGGAAGAAACACCGAAATTGCGACAGATCAAGTACAAGATCGGTAAGAAGGGCGGCATCCTGAAAGTAACACGCGAACTTCTTCAGGACACAGCAGAAAACATTCTGGGCTTCCTGAATAAGTGGATCGCGAAGAAGTCAAGAGCCACAAGAAACGCTGCGATCCTGAAGAAACTTGCAGAGATTACAAACACGAAAGAAGTTGCAATCAGCACTGTGGACGATCTGAAGACAGTCTTCAATGTGACACTTGATCCAGCGATTGCAGCGTCTTCAATCGTTCTGACAAACCAGTCAGGATTCAACTATCTTGACACATTAAAGGATGAACGTGGCGACTACATTTTGCAGCCAGATGTCACAGACAAAACAAAGCTGCTTCTTTTTGGTGTATATCCGATCAAGAAGGTCAGCAACAAAGTTTTGAAGAATGTCGAAGTTAAGTCAGACGGAAGCAACGTGTCAGCGTACAAGTACCCACTTTATATGGGCGACTTGAAGGAAGCAATCACTTTATTTGACCGCGAGAAGATCAGCATCGAACTTTCAACCGAAGCTGGCGATTTATGGGCGAAAGACCAGACAGGAATCAAGGTGCGTGACAGATTCGATGTGCAGGCATTCGATGAAGAAGCAGTCATCAAGGGAGAAATCACAGTTCAGGTTGCTGGCTAATGGCAACAGGCTTCAGGAAGGGAGGAAAAGACATGGAACTGGAAGAACTGAAGGCATATTGTCGCATTGATTATGACGATGACGATGAAGTGATCAACATGATATATGCAGCAGTGCTGGAAGAAATGGCTGACCTGATCAAAGACTTTGATCCTGAAGCCCCGACAAACCGACAGAAGCTGCTGATCTGCATGTATGTCAAAGAAGCCTACGACAACAGGGACAGAACAGCACCGACAGACGACAAGGTCAGATTTGCAGTTCAGTCCATGATGCTGAAAGAGAGGTTGAAGTGACATGTCAAGCGCAAGGATCAAGATATACAAATATCAATTTGAGAAGGTCGCAGGACGGCGCGAAGAAACCGAACCGATCTTGTATCACGAATGTTGGTGCGAGATCGGCAGCTTGTACGGAAAAGAACTGTACAAAGCAATAGAAATCAGGCTGGAAGACACAATCGTGTTCGATAAAGTCAGATATTGCAAGAAGGTCAAAGAAATCGCAGCACACCTGAAGGACTACTTTGTGGAATACGAAGGGGAAAGATACAACATATTTGCAAGGGACTTCAGGAACAACGACAGGCAATATGTGCAGTTGAAAGCGAACCGCACAACATAAGTGTCAGATTATGACACAAGGGAGGGACACAGCATGAAAGTGACCTTTGAATTTGAAGGACTGAAAGAGATTCAACAACAGCTGGAAGCACTTGCAAGCGATTCAGAAATCAGAAAGACAAACAAGCAAATCTTCCAGAAGTCTGTTGATTATACAGAACCACGCATGAAAGCAGTTATGGCGCGATCTGCGGACAATTCAAAGTCAGGAAAGAAAGGATATAGACCTTCTGGACATGCTGCGGACAATATCCCCACGAAAGTCACAGCAAGGGGCGGCGAAGTCGGCTGGACGCTTCTGGGAGATGCTGAAAACTGGTTTTACATGAAGTTTGTTGAATGGGGGACTACAAAGCAGCCCCCACAAGACTTCCTGTACAACACAATGGAAGAATGCCGCGGACAGTGGGACACAATAGCTGATCAGGAATATCAGAAGTTATTGAATGAAAAGCTGGGAGGATGACACATGGACATTGTAGGGAAGACACTTGAAACGCTTGCAGTGCTGGAAGATGAAGGGATCATCGTGCAGCAGGGCTGGTATGACGAAAGCATCAAAAAGCTGCATGTGACAGTGTGGAATCTTGGCGACTACGGCGGCAAAGGTTCAGACGATGAAACAGAAGTCGAAATTGCAGCAGTGCAAGTGTGCATCTGGTCGAACAAAGACCAGATAAAATTGAAAAAGAGGATCAAACGCCTTATGTGCAAAGCTGGTTTTGCGTTTATGGGCGCAAATGACAACCTTGAAACAGATACAAAAATATTTATGAATGCCGCAAGGTTCATGGCGGCAGAAGAAGCAGAACAGGAGGACGAAGAAGAATGAGTGAAGCAGGAAAGCAGCAGATCATCAGATCAAGAACAAAGTCGTTTCGTGACATTTATGTCGCACCAGTAACACAGAACGATGCGACAGCATACGCAGCAGGCACACCAGTCAAACTTGCGCGTGCCATTTCAGGAAAAGTGTCTGATAAATTCAGCGTTGAAAAGATTTACAGCGATGACGGAGTGGAGGACACAGTTGAAACCTACGAAGGAACAGACGTGGAGTTTGAAGTCAATTCACTTGCACCGCAGGACAAAGCAATGCTATTCGGTCATTTATACAAGAATGGCTGGCTTGTAAAAAACAAGGACGACAAAGCACCCGAAGTCGCTGTCGGATATAGAGCAAAGAAGCTGAATGGCAAATATGAATTTGTATGGCTTTATGTCGGAACATTCGGACAGGGATATGACGACAACTACCAGACACAGGAAGATAAAGTCACAACACAGACAGCAACACTGAAGGGCAGCTTTTACGAACGCGCATGTGATGGAAACTTTGAAACACAGGTTGACGAAAGCAACCTTCTGGCAGAACACACGGACGCAGCAGCAGCAATCAAAAACTGGTTCGGAAAGGTACAAGAGCCAACAGAAGCAGCGTAAAAGAACAATAGGAGGGCAAACACATGAAACATGAAGTAATTATCAACAACAAAAAGTATGAAATGCCGAAGATGGATGTTGACACATACATGGAATATCTTGAGATCAGGGACGACATCATGGGAACTGAAAAGAAGAACGGACTGTATACAGCCGCACAGTTCCGAAAGATGATGGACTGCATCTGCATGGTATACGGCAACCAGTTCACTGTTGACGAGTTGAAGGACAAGGACACAGGACTGGGCGTGGCTGCAATTATCATGGAATTTGCGTCAATAGAAACATCATTAGGCGATGAGGTCAACGCAAAGGTCGAGAAGTTACAAGAAAATTTTTCGAATGGCAAATAATACCCGAACTGACATTGATCTGCAATGAAAAAGAATACATATGCGCATCAGTGTCGGTTGAAAAGTACAGAGCATACACAGAACTAATGGAAAAGAATGGCGGCGATGATGTTGCATCGGCTTTTCAGTTCAATGCGGCAATTATGAAAATGGTCTTCGGAATATCCGAAAGGGAAGTGCTGAAGGCAGATGTCGCAGAACAGCTGGCAGCAGCAAAGATGATTCATTTTGTGATGCAGGACATCATCACGCAAAAATTCCTTGAATTAAACCCGAACAGACCAGAGGAAGTCGAGAAGGAAAAGTCGGCATTCGATGAATACGATGAAGAAAACGGATACAACGAAGCTGAAAATCAGCTTGACGATGAAAACATCTGGAAAGTATGCCGCGACAATGTGGACAGGGTTGTGAAATTGTGTATAAAAGGGCTGAACGATTCACTTTCAAATGTTATGAAGTCGGATATTATGAGCCTTTTGGATCATGTGGCGTTCGAGATCAAGACCATCAACGAGAAGTGATGAAAGGAACGTGCATATATGGCGCAGGCATCAATCAAGATCGGTGCTTCAATGTCAGAATATCAGGCAGCAATGAAGGCGGCGGTCGCAAGTATGAAGCAGCTGTCGTCAGAATACAGCCTTGCTGCGGCAAATGCAAAGCTGTACGGCACGAAATCTGACGCGTTAAAGGCAAAGATCAGCGAACTTACACAGAAAATGGATGTCCAGAAGACGAAAGTCGAGGACTGCAAGTCACATTATGAAACACTTACAACCAGACTGGACAACAACAAGAAAAAAAGCGAAGAACTGAAGGCAAAAGTCGCAGAACTGTCAAAAGCATATGAAGAAAGCAAGGAAGCGACTGGCGAAAATTCAGAGGAAACAAAGAAATTAAAAACAGAGCTGGACAAAGCAGAAAAGCAGCTGGCAACAACAGAAGCACAAACAACGAAGTATGAAGCAGCAGTGAAGAAACAGGGCGCAGCAGTCACACAGGCTGAAGCTGACCTTGCGAACATGGAAGTGCAGCTTCGTGATGTCAATGCGGAACTTGCACGCCAGAAGTTCGATGAATACGCGGAAAAGGCTGGAAAAGTCGGACAGGCAGTGCAGACAGCAGGGCAGCACATGATGAAGGTCACAACCGCGATCGGCGGCGTGGCAGCGGCATCAGTAACAGTTGCAGCAAACTTTGAACAGCAAATGTCAAAAGTGCAGGCAATCAGCGGAGCAACAGCAGAGGACACAGACAGGCTGACAGAATCGGCGCGTCAGTGGGGGCGTGATACAAAGTATTCAGCAACCGAAGCTGGCGAAGCGTTTGAATATATGGCACTTGCTGGCTGGAAGACAGATGACATGCTGGAAGGCATCGGCGGCATCCTGAATCTTGCAGCAGCATCGGCGATGGACTTGGGAACAGCTTCAGACATCGTCACAGACTACTTGACAGCGTTCGGACTATCGGCGAAGGACGCTGGAAAATTCGCAGATGAAATGGCTTACGCAATGAGCCATTCAAACACAACAACCGAAGCACTTGGCGAAGCATACAAAAACTGCGCTGCGACAGCGGCTTCAATGGGCTATTCGGTAGAAGAAACAACAGCAGTATTGATGACAATGGCGAACGCTGGTGTGAAGGGCGGAGAAGCAGGAACAGCCCTGAACGCTATTATGACCAGACTTGCGACAGACACAAAAGGATGCGCAACGGAATTGTCGAAGTACGGCGTTGAAGTGTACGATGCGCAGGGCAACATGAACAGCTTGTCAAGTATTCTGACAGGCGTGCGCGGAGTATGGAACAACCTGACAGACGAACAGCAAGCGAACCTTGCAAAGACAATCGCAGGAACGAACCAGTTCAGTGCATTGCAGACGATCATGTCAGGACTGTCAGACGAAGCGATTGCATCGGGAATGTCCTTCAGCGATTATTCTGAAGCACTTCAGAACTGCGATGGAACAGCTTCAGACATGGCGGCAACAATGCAAGACAACCTTCTGGGAAGACTGACACAGTTGAAGTCAAAGCTGGAAGATGTCGGAATCACAATCGGCAACTCACTTATGCCATTCATGGAAAAGGCAGTGGCAAAGATTGGAGAACTTGCGGACAAGTTCGCAGCATTAAATCCGCAGCAGCAAGAAACGATCCTGAAGATCGCAGGCGCTGTGGCTGCGATCGGACCTTTGCTGACGATAGTCGGAAAAGCTATCAGCGTATCTGGACAGTTATCATCAGGAATCGGAAAAGTTGTCGGCAAGTTGGCGACAATGGGAACGACAGCATCAGGAGCAACAGGCGGCATGGCTGTCCTGAAGGGCGCACTTGCAGCAATCACATCGCCAGTCGGAATTGCGGTCGCTGCGATCGCAGCAATCACAGCAGTCATAGTGACGCTGTGGAACACGAATGAAGACTTCAGAAACAGAATCACGGAAATCTGGAACAGGATCAAGTCAGTGTTCACAGAGTTCGGGCAGCACATAACTGACAAACTCAATTCGCTGGGCTTCGATTTTGAAAACTTCGGGGAAGTGGTCAAGGCAATCTGGGAAGGCTTCTGCAATGTATTAGCACCGATCATCGAAGGAGTGTTCAATAATATTGCAATCTTCATTGAAACAACACTGAATGTGATCACTGGCGTGTTTGATTTGTTCGTGTCGTTATTCACAGGCGACTGGTCAGGGGCTTGGGATGCAGTAAAAGGAATTTTTGAAAGTGTATGGAATGGGCTGAAGGAATATATCAGCAATATCCTGAACACAATCAAGGGCGTTGTTGACACTTTTCTGGGCTTATTTGGTACTTCATGGGATGAAGTATGGAATAGCATCAAGACAACCTTTGAAAACATCTGGAATGGCATTGTGTCATTCTTCACAGGCATACTTGACGGAATAAGGAACGCGGTAACAACAGCATGGACAGCAGTCAGCACGACAATTTCAGATGTGCTGACAGGAATCTGGAACACAGTCAGCAATATATTCACGACAATCAGGGACTTTGTATCAACAGTCTTTGAAACAATCAAGAATGTGATCACAGTTGTGATCATGGCGATTGCGGAATTTTTCAGCGCAGCTTTTGAAATCCTGACAGTTCCGTTCCGATTCATTTGGGAGAACTGCAAAGAAACAATTATTTCAATCTGGGATGCAATCAGCACAAAGATACAGACAGCAATCACGTTTGTACAGAATATTATCACGACAGTATGGAACGCGGTCAGCAGCGTATTCACGACAGTGTGGACGGCAATCAGCACGACAGTGTCAAATGTTGTGAACAGCATCAAGAACACGATCACGAATGTATTCAATGCGGTCAGGACGACAGTCAGCAACATATTCAACAATGTGAAGGCAACAGCGACATCAATCTGGAACAGCATCAGCAGCACGATCAGCAATGTTGTGAACAGCATCAAGAACACAGTCAGCAATGTATTCAACAGTGTGAAGTCAACAGTCAGCAATGTATTCAACAGCATCAAGTCAACGGCAACATCAGTCTGGAACGCGATCAAGAATGCAATCACGACACCGATCAACGCTGCGAAGAATGCAGTGCATAATGCAATCGAAGCGATCAAGTCGAAGTTCAACTTCAGCTGGTCACTTCCGGAGCTGAAATTGCCGCACCCGAAGATCACAGGTAGCTTCAGCCTGAATCCACCTTCAGTGCCACATTTTTCGATAGATTGGTACAAGAATGGTGCGATTATGAATGATTCAATGATCTTCGGAATGAACGGAAACACGCTGCTTGCTGGTGGAGAACCAGAAACAGACGGCGAAGCGATCCTTCCGCTGAAGCCATTCTATCAGGAATTAAACACAATGCTTGATGAAAAGCTGAAAAAGATTGAATCAGGAACAAACGTGAAAGTTGAAAACCACACATATATTGACGGCGAAGAAATTGCAAGCAAAACATACACGAAGGTGGATGAACAGCTTGTGGAAGATAAAAGGAAAGGAAGGTAAGGCAGTATGAAAGTTAATGGTATAGACGCAAGAAAATACAATGCGAAGCAGCTGACAGCCGAAGTGCTGCCGCCTTCGCTTGCTGTCGATTATGAGATCGTGACAGGCGCGATCCTTCCGACAGAATTTGAAACAGACATGGAACTGGGAAAACTGAAGCTGTGCATGTACTTCAGGGGCAAGGATAGAAACAGCCTGATCAGGAAGATGTCAGCATTTCTGGAAAACTTCACAAAGTCAAGCGTGCTGGAAGTGGATGGCTACAAAGGAAAGTTCAAGGCATACACAGCAAGCAGCGACTATTCAAAAATGAAAGTGAAAACCAGATACAAGCTGAACATCGTTCTTGAAGGCTATTTTTTTGATGATGAATTAAATCTGGAATATGACGGAATCACACAGACAACGATTGATCGACAAGGGACACGAAAAGCACCAGCGATCATTGAAGTCTATGCGAAGAAGGCGTTGAAGAATTATAAAATCAGCGGATTTGAAGACGACATCATCGTGGAACAGCTGGCAGCAGGGCAGACGATCATCATTGACGGAGAAGAAGGACGCATCACGAACAATGGCGCGGACGCATTCGGAAGTGTTGACTTGTGGAAGTTCCCAGCAATCGCGCAGCAGCAAACAGCCCTGAAATTTTCAAACGCAGATGCAGTCGTTCGGATCAGGTACAAGCCTATGTGGATATAAGGAGGAAGACGGATGCAGATTTTTAATGACAAAAAGCAGCGTGTCGGAATCCTGAAGGGTTTCAAAGATCGCAAGATCGTGAAGACGCTTAATTCTGGCGACAGGGAACTGTCTTTCAAATATCCTTCAGATGGCGAAAAGGTTGACCAACTGAAGGAAGAATATTACATCAGGACAAAAGATGATGAATATGTAATCAGGAAAAAGAAGACAGGTGTGCAGTTTAATGAGTACACAGCGCAGTTGAATGTCGAAGAACTTGAAGGGGCGGTGTTCCCTTATGGGTTTGAAAGCAAGGAACAGACGATCAGGGCGTGTCTTGAATTTGCATTTGAAGGAACAGGCTGGAAGATTGGCGTGTGCCAGATCACGAAGAAAAGGACGATCAACAAGGATGAAGAAACAAACGCATGGGATGTCCTTCAAGACTGCTTGTCAACATACCGCGTTGAATGCAAGATCAGAAGCCTTGAAAAGACTATTGATATATACGAACAGATCGGAGAAGACCGCGGACGATATTTCATCGAAGGACTGAACCTGAAGAAGCTGACAGTGACTTCAGACACATATGATTTTTATACACGGCTGATCCCACTTGGTAAAGATGGAATCGGAATCGAATGGCTTGGCAAGCCGTATCTTGAAAATTATCAATACAGCAGCAAGATCAAGACATATGTGTGGAGCGATGAAAGATACACAAACACAACAAGCCTGATCGAAGATGGAATCGCAAAGCTGGAAGAAATGTCGAAGCCTTATGTCGCATACAAAGCAGATGTGATTGACCTTGCAAGGCAATCAAAGAAATACAGCAGCGTATTTGATTTTGACATCGGCGACACTGTCTGGATGATCAGCAAGTCAACGAAGACAAAAGAGAAGCAGCGAATTGTGAAGCTGACGGAATATCCAGAAAGCCCACAAAGCAACACTGTCGAACTTTCAAATGCAACGAAGAGTTTTGCTGAAGTACAGCAGGAAGCAACAGAACAGGCGAAATCAGAAGCGATCAAGATTGCGAACAGCAGCGCGAAGAAAGTTCTTGAAGATGGATATTACACGAAAACAGAGGTTGAAACACACATAACAGCATCGAAGGAAGAAATCGAACTGGGCGTGTCAAAGACCTACGAAACGAAGACCATTGTTGACCAGAAGATCAAGAGTGTGAACGATCTGACCGATGAAAAGCTGACGGAATACAGCACGACAGAACAGATGCAGGCTGCAATCAACCTGAAAGCAGACGCGATTGATCTTTCAGTTTCAAAAACATATGAAACAAAGACAACAGTCGCAGAGAAGATCAAGAGTGCAAACGATCTGACAGATGAAAAGCTGAAAGAGTATTCCACAACAGAAGAAATGAATGCGGCGATCAAGGTGCAGGCAGACAGTATCACGACTGAAGTCAACAAGAAGGTCAACAATTCGGAGTTCGGAACAAAAATCACACAGAACGCCTATAACGTGCGTGTGGCTTGGAATAATAACAGCAAATACATTCAGCTGGAATATGGTCAGCTTGCAATCTACAACGGCGATGTGACGGCAGCAGAAAAAAGAGCAGTATTTGACGAACGAGGAAATCATTTCTATCGTGATGGGTATTATGTTGGAAAAATCGGGACAAACGAATGGTCAGGAAATAGCGCACACAAAGGGCTTGTGTTCGATTTGGACTATCAGGGCAAATACATGGCATTTGCACAGATGAAATCACAGGGCGCAGGAGCATACACAACAATGCTATGCTTCTCACGCGCAAATAGTATATATGACCAGTACGGCATCCATCTGGGCTGTGACTTTTATGGACACTGGTTTGATTTATACAATGTCGATCTGCACGACTGCAATGCGAATGGCTATGGAGTTGCGGACGCAAAAAGCATCCCGATTATAACGGAAATTCACGACAACGGAAATGGTTCAATTGGCTGGACGACATCATCAATCAGTGTAAGAAACGGAATGATCACAGCAGTTCCACAAGGGAGTTCAAACATATAATGAGTGAAAATATAATCATTGAAGAAGACACAAAAACAGAAGTACATGAAATGATTCTTGACACGCCTGAAGGCAAAAAAGGAATCAGAGAAGAAAACGCGGAAGAAACACAAAACGAAACAAAGAACACGCTTCTTGCGCAGATGGATTCAAAACTTGACCTGATCCTTGCATATCAGGAAGCAACACTGGAAGGCTGACAGGAGGATAAAACATGAAACCGATCGAACAAAGAATTGCATGTGCAAAAGGAGAAATCACAGACGCAATCGTGACAGCAAGTACAGTCCACGGACTGTCAGCGACAGCCATTGAAGGTGTGCTTGCTGACGCACTACAAGAAATTAAATCACAGGCAAAGACAGAACTGCTGAATGCATACAACAAGGATATGAACGAAGCACATCAGGAAATCAAGAAACTGAAAGAAGAACTTGAAAAGGCGCAGGCAGCAGCAAAGAAAACATTGAAGACCGAACCTAACACCGATCAGGAAGGAGGGGGCGACAATGGCGATGCAGCTAATAACTGACATAACACTGGAACTGACAGGCGATGAACGCTTGTATATGGCATCAGCAAAGCAGGGTGACAAGCGCACACGATTCATCAGGATCGCGCTGACAAACAATGGCAAGGTGTTCACGATCCCGACAGGGTACATCGTTATTGCGAACATCAAAAAGCCAGACAAACACTTTTGTTATAACGAATGCACAGTGACCGACAATAAAGTCATGGTCGAACTGACAAATCAGGCACTTGCGGCAGCAGGAACAGCACACTGCGACATTGAGATCAGGGACGCACAAAACGTGTATGTGTTATCTTCACAGGCGTTCACGATTGAGATTGAAGAAACGAACAGGAATGACGCTGCGATTGAAAGCTGCAATGAGATCACAGCACTGGAAAAGAAAGTGCAGCAGTACATCGACAACATCGTTTCAACAAAGAATGACATCTTGTTAGTTGAAGCAGCGATGAAGGTTGCTGAAGCTGCCAGAGCATCGGCAGAGGTTGACAGGATCAATGCTGAAGCACGAAGGAAGAAAAGCGAACAGGACAGGGAAACTGCTGAAACAGCAAGGCAACAGCAGCTTCAGATCATGCAGGAAGCGACAGGAGCAGCAAACAACGCAGCTTCTTCAGCAAATACGGCAGCAGGCGCAGCGAATACAGCGGCGGCACGCGCTGAAGCAACATACAAGTCACAGGAAGAATTGCAGAAGATGTATGAAAAGATGTTGGACATCAAGGGGGCAGTCGGAAGCACGATTGACGGCGGCACAGCGTTCAGCATTGATCCGATGACCTGTGACGGCGGCACAGCGTTCACAACAGAAGAATGTGAAGCGGATGCAGGCACAGTGTAGGAAGGAGGAAACACGATGGCAACATGGACAGTCAAACCGAAGAAGGACACAACAGCAAACTGGAAGGCTTCAGGGCGCATCCTTGAAGTAAATGAATGGGGCGTTGAAGAAACAACATCGGGCAAGTACATATTGAGGATCGGAAACGGAAAAGACAAGTTTCTTGATCTTCCAGCGGTCGTTGATACGCCGACACTTGAAACGATGTACAACACGATTCAGAACTTCAACAACAACATGCAACAGGCGACATCAGCTGCAAACACAGCAGCGCAGTCAGCACAGGCACAGGCAGCAGCCGCGAAAGCAGCCGCAGCAGCTTGCAAGGACATCCAGAAGGGAATCAATTCAATGTCGGATTCTGCAACAGGGAAGAAGTACACGATCGGTGTTGAAGCAGGGCTTGTGTACTTAGAGGAAACAACATAACAGGAGGAAAAAGAAATGGCAAGGCTTTATGTAGCAGATAAAGAAACGCTTGACGCTGTGAAGGCTGACACGACAGGAATACTGGCACAGCTTCAGGATAAAGATGGAAAATTCAGCAATGTCAAGCGATATGGAATCAAGATCAACAAGGCTGACAGCAATCCCGACACGCGCATCACATATCTGTATGATGCAGCAGGATTCACACCAGCAAAGATGAACTTCACAGACGGATCATTCGACTTCGGTTCATGGGGCGAAGTGTTCTTCATTAAGCAGAACAGACCAGTTATGCTGAAGGCAGACAGAACAGTTGCGTATGAGTTAAACCACACAGACCATTCAAAGAAGCTGGACGGAACTGCATCAGATGTCGGGGACGCATCAACGACACTGAATGCGATGTCTGAATTTCCTTTGATGTGGCTGTGTCAGTATGAAGTCGGAAACTATGAATATACCATCGTATCTGACACAAGAGTTGACAGCAACTACAACGCAGATGCATACACAAGAGAAGATGGAAGCGTTGCAGATCATATGTACATGCCTATGTACGGCGGCAGCTATGACGGCGCGAAACTTCGCAGCTTGTCAGGAAAGAAACTGGACTGCAACACGAACGCACAGACAGAGATCAGCAGGGCAGCAGCAAACGGAACAGGCTGGACGATCATTTCATGGAGCAGAAGAAACCTGATCGAAAGCCTTCTGACATTGATCAGTAAGTCCGAAAACTTTCAGGCGAAGTTCGGTCAGGGCGTATGTAGCACATATGTCAATGATTCATCAAAAGACTACGGAAAAGTTGTGACAGGAACACTGGACGCAAAAGGGCAGTTCTTCGGCTATAATGACGGAACGCATGAAGTGAAAGTATTCTATTGCGAAAAGCCATGGGGAAACCGCTGGGACAGACTTGTGGGCTATATCTGCGACAACGGAACAATCAAAGTGAAGATGTCGCCGCCTTATAACCTGACAGGGAAGGATTACATAAAAGTTGGAACAGCGTGCAAGACAGAAGGATGGCAGAAAGACACATTGATGACGCGATATGGACGGTTTGTCAAATCTGTCGGCGGCAGTGCTTCGACATATCGTTGTTGTTATTACTGGATCAACGTGGCGATCGTTGCGGTCGCGCTTGTCGGCGGTGACACCAGCAACGGCGCGAACTGCGGTGCTTACGTCAGCTTGAACAGCGCTGCTTCGAATGCGTATTGGCGCATCGGCGGCTCGCCTTCTTGTGAAGAACCTTTGGCGGCATAGCCGCACAGGGGGACAGGGGGAGCAATCCCCCTTGAAGTGTAAGTAAAAAGAAAAATTAAATAATAGGGATATTGTGTGCGCCTTCCGATGCTTCTGCGTTGCGGTCGCGCTTGTCGGCGGTAACACCAACAACGGCGCGAACTGCGGTGCTTACGTCAACTTGAACAACACTGCTTCGAATGCGAATTGGAACATCGGCGGCTCTCACTCTTAACAATCATGGGACAATAACCTAATGCACACGATATTCCGCGCCACTTGGCGAAAGTTAAACCGAAGAAAGGGTTGTGCTAGTAGGGCGAAAGCCGTGAACGTGCAACAGGTGTTAAGAAGGAAACCTTTTGAATGAAGACATATAAACATATATTTGAAGAATTGCTGAAAGAAGAAAACATCACACAATGTTTTCACGATGCAGCAAAGCGCAAGACGACACGTCCCGAAGTCGCCAGAGTGCTGAAGGAAGAAAGAGAAGTCGGAAACGACAGACCTGAACCGCAATGTCTTCAGGAACATGTGAAAGCACTTCAAAAAATGCTGGAAGAAGAAACATATCAACCACCAGAACATAAAAAGATGCTGATAAACGAATATAGCTGCGGAAAGGTCAGGGAAATCATAAAACCTGAATTTCAGTATGAACAGGTCGTGCATCATTGCATCATAAAACAGCTTCAACCGATCGTGCTTCATGGACTATATGAACACGCACTGGGAAGCATACCGAACAGAGGTTGTCACAGCGGAAAGAAGCAAGTCGAAAAGTGGATAAAAGGCTATAAGGGAAAGAAGTTCTATATCCTGAAGGCAGATGTCCGACACTGCTTCGATACAGAAGACATTCGCGTAATTGAAACAAAGCTGAAACGCGTGATCAAAGACGAAAGATTTGTCAGATTGTGCAGCACAGTCATGGAGCATGAAGCAACATTGAAGCCACCTGAATTTGATCGGGAATGGATCGAGGATGAACAATGGAAAGATGCTGAATTTTTGTCAGGGCTTCCGCTTGGGTTCGTGACTTCACAATGGTTCACACAGCTGAATTATAAAGAACTCGATCACAAGATTGTTGAAGAGTGGAAGGAACTGGGCGGCGTTGACCATTCAATTCGATACGCGGACGACATTGTCACGTTCGGAAGAAACAAAAAGAAACTTCACAGACTGAAAGATGTTATGTCGGAATATATGAAAAATGAAATGCATCAGAAAATCAAATACAACTGGCAAGTGTTCCGTTTTGAATATCCCGACAGGAAAGCACCGCCAGTCATTGACAAGAAGACAGGAAAAGAGAAACCGAAGACCAGAGGGCGTGCGCTGGACTTCATGGGATTTGTATTTCATTACAATCGCACAACGCTTCGAAAATCAATCCTGAAGCGTGCAACAAAGAAGGCACACAGAATCGCAAAGAAAGAGAAAGTCAACTGGTATGATGCTTCAGCAATGCTGGCATCAATGGGCTGGTTTACACATACGGACACTTATGGCTTTTATGAAGATCATATCAAGCCATATGTCAATATAAAGCAACTGAAAAAGAAAGTCAGCAAGCATTCAAAGAAAGGAGTGAAGAACAATGATGTCAGAATGGTATCAGTCAGAAAGCATGGACAAGCCGACAGAGTGGGACACGACATCAAGCCCGACAGTGGTCTATCAGCGAAAGAGCATCGAAGAGCAGATCAGGAAGGGCATTGACGGAGAAAAAGACCGCACTGTCTATGTGTACAGCGAAAGGACTATGACACAGGAAGAATATGCAAGACTTCAGGCAGAACTTGAAAGTCCAGCAACAAAGATGATCATGCAGTCAATGTCATCAATTGAAATGAACGTGGCAATGATGCAAGAAATGATGGAGGTATAAGCATGGCAGAAACAAGCACAGGAACAAACACAGAAACAACCGAAAAGGTACACAGTAAAAAGTTCAATTCACTGAAGAAAAAGTGGGAAATGGACTATATCACAAAAGACACACTGAAAGGCTGGGTTGCGCTGAATGAGAAGAGAGCAGGAAAGGGCATCACAGCAGAGGAATACAAGGAAATTACTGGCGAAGAGTATGAAGCCAGTGAAGAATAATGACGCAGATTGAATTGATCGACAGGCTGTGCGCCGTGAATACGCTTCTGACAGACATTGTCAGGGAACAGGCAGAAATAATGGCGCAACATGGAATCGAAGCGATACAGACGCAGGACGAAGCCACAGACAGGCTTGATGATCTATTCGGGAAGCGCAAAAGGGCAGAAGACGAAAACGATGCAATCGAAGCAGCACTTCGCAAATATATTTGACGGAGGAAAAGAAAATGACTATTGAAGTATCATTGTTACTTTCAGGCGTGTCGATTGCGTTTGCAATCTTCTTCGGAATCAGCACACGCAACAGAAATGTGAAGAAGGACACACAGGACGAAGCCAGAGAGGATGCAACGATCCTGACCAAACTGGAAAACATTCAGAATACTATGATTGAAGTGAAGTCTGAAATGGGATCATACAGAAACGAAATGAAAGAGATCAGGGAGTATTACATCAGGGCATCGGAAAGCCTGAAGCAGCTTCACAAGCGTGTGGATAGAATTGACAAGATCATTGATGAATCACATCCACATCAGTACATCGAAGAGTAACAGGAGGAAAGCGCGTGGAGAAGTACAGCTATACAATACCAGCAAGAAGGAAGAAAAGACGCAAGAAGTCACTGACAAGCTGGATCATGGAGTTTTCAAAAAAAGTTGTGGTTGTCTGCGTGCTGCTTTACATCATCATTGAACTGTTTTCAGTAATAGCGATCTGGCACTTCGCAGACACATCGGTGCTGACCACATTGATCAGCGAAACATCTGAAGTGCTTCGCATGGGTGTGTTCGGGTACATGATAAAGGCAGGCATCGAGAACTGGCAGAAAATCAAAAAAGGAAAGCAGGAAAGTGAAAACGAGGAAGGCGGTGCGAACGGATGAAAAATGCAGCTTTAATATTAAAAACAATTTATGATAATTTGCCGATGATCCTGACAATCATTGCGATTGTGGCAGGCATCGGAATCAAGGTCAGAAACTTCCTGAAGCAGTCAAAGGAAGACCAAAAGAAGCAGCTTCAGGAACAGGCAGACAAAGTCGTGGAACTGGTAAAAGAAAGCCTTCTGTCTATCGTATCGAAGGCAGAAAAGGAATGGGGAAGCGGCACAGGAACGATCAAGAAGTCATGGGTGTGGGAACAGCTTCAGGCACAGCAGCAGAAGTTGACGGAATACATATCTGAAGGACTGATCGACAAAGACATGGTCGATGATCTGATCGAAGCGGCGGTTGAAGAACTGAACACTATTTTGAAAAAGAATCAGAAGGCTGCTGAAGCAGTCAAGCCGCCTGAAGAAAGAGAAGCGGCAGCGGTAGCAGCTGCGCTTCAGGTGCAGAAGATACAGACGGAATAAAAAGACAGGAGGTCAAAAGGAATGCTACATGCTTACATTACATCATACGCGATCTGCTTCATGGCGACAGTAGTCATCATTATGCTATTGCTGATCGCAGGCGTTGAGATCGACAAGGAAGAAGCGAAACATCACGGCGCAGAGGTTGAGCCGCCGCCAACAGCGAAGGACTGGATCGGGTATATATTAAAAGCATTCCTGATCGCCTTCGTGGTATCATTAGCAGCCCCACTGGTATTGATATTTTATATCTTTGTGATCGGTTGCATTATCATTTCAGCATTAACAGAAGAATAACAGGAGGAAAAGAACATGGGAACATTATGCGGATGGGCTAGTATTGACGAAAACGGAAAAGCAACAGGAGGACAGAAAGGCGATCAGACAGGTCGTGAAGTAAAGACTGGAAACTGGTATGACTTCGGTCAGACAGTCGTGCTTCGTTTCAAGGACAGAAACAAGGCAGCGAAGGCGGCGACAGCGATGAAGCAGCTGTGCGCGAATGACAATGTCGGATATTGTCAGGGACACAGAACTTCACTGTACACAGAACTTGAAAAGGTCGGCTGGAATCCGACAGCATTGAAAACACCTTGCGAAACTGATTGCAGTGCGATGATGTCGCCAGTGCTTAAATGCGCAGGAATCAGCGTGTCAAAGGATATTTACACAGGCAACATGGTCAATGCTATTATGGCAACAGGAGAGTTTGAAAAACTCACAGGAAGCAAGTACACAGACACAGGCGACAATCTTATGACTGGCGATATTTCAGTGGCAGAAGGCAAGCACACAATCATGGCACTGGAAAACGGATGCAACGCGTCAGGCGGCAACGGATCAGGAAACGGATCAGGAAGCGGATCAGGCAATAATCCAGCTGTACCATACGGAACAGCAAAGACAGCGACATTCACTGGATATGTGAACACAGGCGCACTGAATGTCAGAAAGCAGCCTGATCCAGATGCAGACAAACTTGTGTCATATCCTTGCATTAAGCAGAACACAGAAGTCGGAGTGTGCGGAAGTGCAAAAGCACCGAACGGCGCATTGTGGTATTACATCTATATTGACGGAGCAAAGGGCAAGAAGTACGGATATGTAAACGCAAGATACATCACAGCGAAATAAGGAGGAAGCGCGATGGAATACTTCATGGGCGAAACATTCGACAAAGAGAAAAACAAGCCATACAAGAAACTGGATGCAGCAGAGAAAGCGGCAGAGAAGCAGAAAGCCGCCGTATTTGATGAAAATGGCGCAGTGGTAAAAGACTTCAGGGAAAAGGAAGAAAAGCCAGCAGAGCAGCCACAGACAGCCACAGACGACAGTCAGGAGCAGCAGCCAGCAGACAGCACCGATCAGGAAGGACAGGAGCAGCAGGCGACAATGACAGACAAAGTCCCTGAAGGTGCGCTGGACACTGACGAAGACGGAAACGTGCCGATATTCGGTGCAGACGGAAATCAGGTCGGAACTGCAACGCCTGAAGAAATCAAGGCGGCTGAAGAAGCTGTAACAGAAAACATTGACGGCGTGCCAGCGGTCAGAATCAAGGGAAAGGTCAGAAGGGTGTTCAATGGTAGCATCAGGATCAGAAAAGCACCTTCATGGAGCAATGACGCTGTCAGAGGTGCAACGGCATTCACAGAAAAGATTGTCACACATGTGATGGAAGTGGACGGAAAGCCGATGTACAAGACGCTTGACGGATATTTCATCAGCGGCGATCCGAAGCTGGTTGAATACATCGAAGAATAA